AGCGTTAGTAACTGCGTCGAGTGACTTGCCAGAACCGGCAGAAACATCCAACGCGACTTGCTGAAGTTTTAAGGCTTTAGAAGTGTCATTAGTAGCGCGTAAAAATCTTTCAAAACTTGGACGAAGTTCATCGTCAGTTTTACCGGTTAATAAAGAAGTCTTTAGAATCTGTTGTTCTACTGCCGCTATTTGAGCATCTGTAGCGTTAGTAACATTCTTTAAAGTAAGCGCTAATTTTGCTTGCGCTGCTTCGTCTTCTATTGCGGATTTAACTCCGTCTACTAAAAGTTTTCCAGCATAAGCAGTAGCAGCGACTCCGGCGGCAGCGAAGGCCGCACCTGCAATTTTGCCGAACTTGCCAATTTTATCTCCGAAGGTTGAAACCTGGTTATCGGCTGTATTTAAACCCTTGGTAAATTGGTCTACATCTGCAAGGAGTTTAAGGGTTAAGGCTCTACTAGTTCCGGCCATTATGTCCACTCCTTCAAAATTTTAGTAAACGATTCGGTCCATTCAGAAACTATCTTCGGTTGGATTCTGCGCAAGGTAGGATAGATAAACCATCCTTTAGAACCGCGACCCTCTCGACCTGACCAGACTGGAAACTGCTTATATCTATTAGAACCAAACTCTGAACCGCCCCAGATATCCTTGGTAGTTGCACCACCTGAGAACTTTTGAGCGGCGAATCCATAAGTGATTTCACCTATTTTAGAAGACTTCTTTACTCTGGCGCCTTGCGCAATACGCGAAGAAACCGCCTGGGAACTTAACCCCGAAGCAGTGTTAATTACTTCGCTTCTTGCGTAATCTGCTAAGGCTCCAGAGATTCGCTTGGCTTCATCTGTTGCCTTTTCATCCATATTCTTTAACGCCTTGAAGACAGCACGAAGTTCGGTTTTATCGAAGGCCATTTGTTCAGCCATGATTCCTCGCTTCTAATATCTCTATTGCGGTTAAAATATCTTCGGCAGTCTCCCACTTATCCATCGGAATATGTGTGGCTATTGCCAGTTCCACTAAGAGTCGGCTTACGCTTCCTCTAGGATGGCTTTTGGGTCTGCATCGCCTACTTCAACATCTGCGACGGTTTCCATCCAGATATCAAGCGGCTTAACAGGCTTACCGCCTGCATCTCGTTTCATCGCGCTATGGGCTACGAATAAAATGTCCTACATCCCGCCGAACTGGGAGATAACCTTTTTAGTTGTCATCTCCCATCGAGCGTAATCTGGCGGACGTACTTCGTAAGTCTGTTCAGACCCATCGTTATATTTAATTGTTATTTGCTGCTGCATTTCATTTGCTCCCGTCTGTTGATTAACTAAATGTCTCTACGACTTCACCCTTAGCGACCTTGAAAGTAAAGTCTACTGTCTGCGCATCTGTTCCGGCTCCGCCTGCTGTTGGAAATTCTGGAAGAATTGGGAACACGAACTGAGCGCCTGTTGCTGCTGTTAGAGTTACTGAAATTGTGGTATCTGGAGTCTCTGCTGCTGCCCATAGAGCCTCGCATACTGAGTTAGCCTTACCCCAGTCTGCAAGCATTGAGAGAGCAAAAGTAGCCTCAACATTCGTGGTTTTGTAGGCCTCACCATCAAGGGTTTGGTATGTTTCACGAACGTTAGTCTTTGTAAGAACTGCTGAAGTTGCTTGAGCCTCGATATCTGTTCCACCTGTGAAGGAGAGAGAAATATCGCGACCTGTGATTACTGTGGTTGCCATGTATATTCCTTAGTTTGTTTGTGTGTAGTAGGTAGAAACTCTGATATCGGCCACCAAGCAATTTGATGGGCCAACCTGAGTAACTGTTGGTTTTTCTACTGCTCCGATTGTGTACCCGGCAGGGATGACTTTCAGAACGCTGATTACAAGCTGCTCGAGGTTGTCGAGCGATGCAGGGTTGCTGTTATAGGCAACCGCTACAGAGATCACAAGATTGACCTTCAGGTGAAGGGTTGACTTGTTGATTGTCTCTAAATCTAGGTAAGGTGAATCTGGAACGCATACGACAAAAGGAACCATTGGCGCCTCTGGCACATAGGCGTACACATTGCCAGCCACTCCAGCAAAAGCTGTTGCCAAAGGCTGGCGTACTGTGTCGAGGATTGTTGAAGCTGGCATTACTGCACCATTGATTCAGTATCGAGATATGCACCTAAGAGGCCAGATACTCGATTGAATAAACTTCTCCCGAGACGATAGGGCGAAACTGAAGTAAAGTCGATTCCCTCGATCTGTCCACCTGGAGCGATTCGGGATTGGAAAACTTCTACTGATACTGCGAGAACTGCTGATTCAACAGCACTAACGCCAACATAAGTGGAAGCACCGGAAAGAGTTGCCAAGCCAGAAGGGATAACATTGATTTCAATAACATCCGCATTTGTAATCGCCGCTGTGAATTCATAGGCTGTTGGGCCTTCCAAAACTGTGTGTGTTCCGTTAAATGGGGAGCCGCATCCTGTGATGACTACGCTCTGACCCTCTGAGAACTCGTGAATGTTTGTTGTGTGAAAGGTTGCGACATTATCAGTCAGCGAAACCTTATCAACGGCCGTTGCGTACTTTACGAGCATTGGCAAAATTACTGCTTCGGCAGTATCGATTACATCTGTTAAATAAGCATCGTTGTAGAGGGATGTAGAAACGCCAAGAACGGACCGCAATTCGCTTGCAGTTACTATTGTTGCCATCTCTACATCCTCTCGTTAAACGACTGTGGGGAGCCCCGGGAGCAGAGCCCCCCACATGATTAGTGTGTGCTTATTAAGCAGCGTTGTTGAAGGTAAATGCTCCACCGGCTGAAAGTGTGACTGCGCTTCCATAACCGTAGTAGCCAACCTCAACCTGACCTGTTCCGACAATGTTTGTGCGGAGCTGTAGTGGGCCAGCACCTTCGTACCAGACGAATGAATCGCTGTTAACCATGATGATTGAATCATCTGCAACGCCTGAAGCGTTTGGTGTTACGAATAGTGGGAGACCCATGATTGAGCCAACTGCTGATCCTGGAGTTGCTACGCCCATGCCGTTTTGGCTGTTTCCAGCTACATCGAACAATGGTCGCTTGTTTCCGTCAGTTAGCGCAATGAGGTTTGCCCATTGTGCAGGTGTTACAACAACGCCAGTTGCGTGGCGCTTTGTTGCTGCGTAGATTGAAGCTGCTCCGCGTGAAATGAAGCCAGCGAACTCATCTCCATCGAATGGAAGTGTGATTGCTGTTGAGTCTGCTGTTCCAGCTGAAAGAGCTGTGAATACTGCTGCATCTGTAGCTGAAGCGTATGCGTTGCCCATGAGGCGAACAAGCTCTTCAAAGAAAGCTGGAGATGTACGATCAAGAACCTCAACATCGAACTTCTGCATGCCAGCGTACTTTGAAACTGTAGCTGAAACATATTCAATCTCGACCTGAGTATCTGAGAAAGCACCCTTTTCAGCTGCTACTGCAACTGTTGGAGCTGTCTTAACGCGAGGAATCTCGAAAGTAAGTCCTGCTGCTGGAAGTACTGCATTGCGAACTGCTGCAATTGCTGGACGGACATTAGTTGTCTTTGGATCCCAAATTGTTGTGAGCTGTGGTGTTGGAACTAGACCAGCAACCTCTGTTGAAGTTGTATCTGATGCTGCTGCAACCCAAAGCTTTGATGTCTCATCACCAAGCTGAGCGCGTACTGAGTGCTCTAGGAATGATGCTGGACCTGTGATGCCATGACGAACCTTAGTTGTCATAACAGGAGCTGTTGAAGCTTTAACTTCAACCTTTGCAGCCTCTACCGTCTCAACGGCAGGAGTTGCTTCTGGAACGGTAGTGTCTGACACTTGTTCTCCTTCTGTGTTTGATTTTGTTTCTTCCTGAGATGGCTCAGAAATCTCTGTCTCTTCTGCTGCGACTTTTTCTACAGTCGCTCCTGGAATTGCGCCGTCTGTGACAAGGCTGACCTCTAAAAGATTACTTGCTGAGATAGCGAGAACGCCGTCTTTGTTTTCCCATGAATCAACTTCTACGCCCACGCTAAAATCGCTACGCAATCCGGTTGCTGCCTCTTCGAGGGCATCATTACCTGCGGTTGTTTTTGCAATCGAAGCGGCTGTTATGCCTGAGTCATCCTGAGCCCACTCAACGAGCTTTCCCAAAGGACGGGTTGTGTCATGCTGAAGCACGAGCTTGGTGTTCTTGGCAAACTTGATTGAGTCTGGCAAGAACATAGTCTTACCGGCTGAAGTGTTGCCTTCTGCGTTCCATTGAACGATTCGACCAGCGATGATGCGTGATTCTGCATCTGCCGCTGTCAGGGTTACTGGCATCGTGATCTTCATTAGTTGCTCTCCTTGTTGTCAATCAAATCTTCTTCTTCTTGAATCTGCTCAACGCTCATCGCACCAATTCGGTTCAAGATTTCATAAACCTGCGCACGAGCCAAAGCATCTGAACGCAAGAACTCATCGAGGGAGAAACGCACCTCTGTTGTTTGGCTTACGAAATCTGGCATGCTGAGCCTTTGCTCAATAGCTGTGAGAATTGGCTTCATAGAGAAGTCGATGAGAGAACGGCGCTCTGAAACGCTGTTGCTGTAGGTCATGCTTGTTGTTTCAGCGCTGACGAAATATGCAGGAAGGTTGCAAGCGCGAGCTAATTCGAGCGCGACATACTGGCGAGCTTCATTGAGCTGGAGTTTTGCTGGATCGATGCCCAACGCTTGCAATTCAACATCTGCATTTAAGAATACTGTTGACTTCTGTGTACGAGCTACGCGATAAGCCTCGAGAAGCTTTGCAATGCGCTCTGATGGAAGATTGGTGCCATTTGACTTCAATACTTGAAGAGGCACAGGCTCTTTAGCAAATGTTTCTGCTGCCTGTTCAAGCGCATGCGCCGCCCGGATAGTGCGACCTGCTCGGTTTAAGATTCCTTCGTCCATACCGTAAAACACAATAAGGGAACCAACGCCTTGAGTTGGAAGTACCTTGCCATCGATGTAATATCCAATGATTTCTGTGCCTTGAGCGTTTAGCTGTTGAGTTACACGATCAGGAGCAACACGAGTCCAAGCACGAACTCTTCCGGTATCGCCGTACTGCTCTAAAACTTGACCATAAGCTAC